GTCCGCCTTTGGTTTCAACACCAATAAGGACTCTCGCCTGTTGCTGTACACCACGGTCCTGCAGAATGCTGCCAAGACCGCCGGTCACACCGTGCGTGACAAAACGCTGTCCAACGAAATCCGCAAGCTGGTGGAAAAGAACGGTCGCATCGACCATGAAAGCTCCGGTCATGACGACCATTGCTTTGCGTGGCTGATGGCGCACTACTTCCCGACCATGGGCAAGAACCTGTCCTACTACGGTATCGACACCTCCGAGGTGTTGGTCAACCTGGGGTACAACGGTCGCGCGATTTCCGAAGAAGAGCGCAACGCCCGTGCGATGCAGGAAGAAGCCATGAAGGAAATGGAATCCATCATGGAAGTGCTGAAAGATCCGCGGATCGATCAGATGGTGTCCTACAAGTACGAAAACCGCCTGCGTGTGCTCTCCAGTCGCGTGGAGCAGCGTTACGACATGGACGCCCAGTCGGTGGACCAGATGATCCGCCAAGCCTCTGAGGAGCGCCGTAAGCGCATCCAGATGTCCGTCCAGCAGAACCGCTTGGGCATGGACCGTAAGAACGACCTGCCGTCTCTGGGACGCGCTGGCTCGTTCCTGCGTGAGGCCGGTGGTTTCGCACAACGTGGTCCGTTGGGTCTGCCCAACAACCGTTACTTCTGACGGCATAAAGCCCTCCTCCCCATCATCGGGGAGGAGGGCGATATGTCATTGTGCCATTGCTTCTTCGACGCGGCGGATCTTGGCTTCCCACTCGCACGACTCGGGCATCGGGTAGACGACCTTGTGCAGTGCATTGAGGGTTTTCTGATACGCCAGCTCGACGCCGTTGGCATCATCTGCCGGGGCGTACGTTACCGTGGTGACTTCCTTGCCGTTGAGCGCACGGGCTTCAGCCTCGATGTGCGCAATTCGCATCTCCTTACCTTGCATCCACGGGAAGAGGGTGCAATCGTTTACCAACATCACAGTTACCTTCAGCTTGACCACTCGCGCCAGTTCCGCCGAGAACGGACGGGGCACCATGCGAGTATGGGTCTCGCGGCTCTCAACCTTCAGGAGTTTTTCCCAAGGGCCAGAGAAAGGAAGGCAATCATCATTGGTCATCTTTCACGCTCAGTATTGAAGAGTATTCGGCCGAGGGAAGACACGATACAAGTGCGCCCGGATGGCGTACATGTGCGGGTAGCGCGTCCATCGCAAAAACGGTGTGCACAACAGCGGGTAGGTCACAAGCTCGAACAACCGGGGATCGAACAGATGTCGGTGCTGCTCGCTCACCGATCCACTGACTTCGTAGACGGTGTGTTTGGTACTGGGAATCCACCACCGGGTGTAGTGGGTACAGTACACGATTTCACGAGCAGTGACAAAGAAGTCGATTCCCTCTCCATCTTCGGACGGGCGTACCACTTCCACCGAGTCTTTGGAGTAACCCTCGTAGACTTTGGTGGTGGCCGGACCTCGGACGGAGTCAATGCAAACACCGATGAAGTAACGCACTGCGTACCAGAACGAATTCAGCATGCGCGCCGCCGAGGCGGTTGCGCTGTAATCCTCCGGTTTACGTTGAGGATTATGCATGGTCAGCTCTGGTAGTAGTTCATGGCCAGCGTACGCAGCACGATGTACAGCTGCACGCCAGTCCGGACGCTTGCGATAGCCGCCGCGTTACGGGAGTGAATCGCCATCGACACGATTTCTTCAGAGAGCTTTCGGGTCAACAGCAAGGTGGGGTCAGACATGCGCGAGGCGGTGTACAGTGCACGCAGTCGTTGCAGCAGGGCCGACGGATCGGTGGTGTGGGTAGCCAGGTTGCGCTCGGCCATCATCACGCCAAAAGCATGGATCAGCGTTTCACTGATCAGCTTGTCGATCTTTTCCTGGTCACGACCGCTGTGGTTGGAGGACATCCATTCCAACGCTTCGGTCAACGACTTCAGGGAACTGGTGGGCATGGCATCGTGGATGATGCGCGCCAGCTCAGGCCGGACGAACGAGTTCTTGTTACTCACCACAGTCAGCGCGTAGCGGATCATGGTGGAATGGTTACGGGTCTTGTCCTTCAGCACCATGGTGCCGTCGATGTCGATCACCGAGTTGTCGGTGCCGATGCGCCCACCCTCATCACGAACCTTGTAGAACACAGCCGTCATCGACTTGACGATCTCACGCAGACGACCCTGGATGTCAGACACCATGTAGATGATGTCCTTGTCCCGGTTGAAGTCCATGTAAGCTCGGTGGTGAATCGAGTTGGGCTGCATGATTTCGTGGGCACGGATGTTCAGCAGGTTGGACCAGCTGCCGGCCTTCTTCAGGGCGTACTTCTTGTTCAGGCGTGCGTACATGGCCTGCATGGTGGCTTCATCGGCCGGATAGCGGTAATACCACGCCATCAGCGAACCGAGGAACTTGTACTGCAGCACCAGCAGGACATCCAGACAGCCCTGTTCCTTTTCCTTGGCGGTGAGCTTGGGTGCGCGCTGGATCGCATGCAACAGCCACACGCAGGACAGGTTCATCACGTCGTTGGCGCGCTTCCAGGCAGCGTCAATCGAGGAGACTTCCGCGATGCCGTCCACAACGGCCAGTTCATCCATGTACAGCACGTCGTTGAACCAACGTTCGCGGTCGGTAGTGCGGAATCGCATGGCATGCACGCCCATGAGGTTACCGCCGAAGAAAGCCACGTGGTCTGCGTTGTAATTGACGAAGCCAGTCTGATACGCATGGATGCGCTTCAGTAGGGCCTGGTCGATTACAACGTCCTGACCCGTGGTGTCAAAGACTGTCTTGATCGTGACGTCAGACATGATGGGGTTCCTAAAAGTACCACATCATTAGCTGGCAAAAACATGGATTCCACTGGATTTGAGATCTATAACACCCCGGTGATAAGACAACTACGTCTTCCTTCCCCTACACCGGAGCCTTACAATGAACAGTCTCTTCAAGCTGGTTGCCCTGTGCTGCATCGTCTCGATCGCCCCGAAGGCCTGTGAGGCCATCAACCGCAAGCTGGATAAGCTGGCTCGCTAAGGAGTTCGCCATGCAGAAGTACATCAAGAAGTACCTGTACGACATGTACGTCCCGCTGCTCCTGGTGATCGCTGCATGGGCCCTGTCAGCATGGTTCATCTACGACACCTTCGATCGCACTGCCGGTTTCACCGACGTGTGGGTTCGGGCAGCGTGGTCGCTGCGTGCAGCTTCGCTGTCAGTGCTCTGCCTGATAGCGTTTATGACCTACATGCTGATCGACACGTTCCTGACTTACCGTCGCGCTCGCGACGAGTAAGACCGAAGTCCCGAAGCTGTCCACTCCCTTCCTCCGTTACGGCGGTGTGAAGGGAGTGTTGACATGACCCTCACATTTTTTGGAATGACTGTAAATTTTCAGAGGGCCTCTCCATTTATTGAAATCAACCGTCAGGCGTTTTATGACAATATAGGCTCACCGTATGAAGAAACCTTCATACGGGAGATCCCTAATGTACGCCAACCGTTTCCAACAGTCTCTGGTCCAGAGCAAGGAGACCAACACCCAGTTGGTCGCACATCCCTCGCTGGAGAGCCACGCCGTCGCACTGATCGATGAGGCGCGCAACTATCGCGCTGAGCCTCTGCTGATCCAGGTGCCGAGTCTGAGCGATGAGAGCCTGCAGCTCGAACGCCAGAAGCAAAACGAACTGATCAACGACCTGAAGGATCAGCTCGGTCAGGTTCTGCCCAGTGCCCAAGGCACGGGTATGGTCCATCACTACCTGATCGACACCCACGCGTTGTCGACCGGCGATGTGGCAGCCCAGTCCACCCTCAAGGCCCTGCTGAGCGCATCGCTGCGCAATCAGGATCGCCCGGTGGTCGCTGCCCTTCCGTTGAGTGGCGATGTCAGCCTCGGCCAAGCCGAAGCGATCGCCGCGTCCCTGGAACATTACGGCTTTGAGGTCTTCACCGACCGCACGGCGTATGTCAACTATCTCGCCGCCGCATAACGCGTCATGACCTCTAGGTCCCATACGGGCCTAGGGGTCGTTATGCCGTCTATGATGGAATTTGAATCAAAAGGAAATCAAACCTATACCATTCCCATGGCGGATCGACCGTATATCTTTCCTCGTTGTAACGTAGTACCCGCTGTACCCCGTAACACTAACCTCTATCCTTAAACGGGACTTTGTATGACCACTCGTACCATCCTCCTCGACGGCATTGACACTGCCATCCCCTTGGTCCTCTCCACCGACATGGTGAACGTTCCCGATGGCGGATGCTCGCTGTTGGTGGGCTATGAGACCGATGCCCTCGAGCACTACGCGCCGCCGCGCCTTCTGATCGCGACCCCGATCCACATCAACAGCAACCCCGAGCTGGCCGAAAAGATCTGTCACGACTGGCTGTCGAGCAAGTTGGCCAACAGCGAGAGCCTGAAGCAGCTGGTGACTTACCTCACCGATTTCATCGAAGAGCATGACAACGGCTGTGGCTGGCATGTCACCCGTCTGAAGTTGTTCGGTCCGACCGTCCACGGCCGCGGCTTGACGCAGGTGCTCAAGCGCCCGCTGGCCAAGTACGATACCGATGATGAAGACTACGGCTTCGAACACCTGTTCGTGAAGTAACCAGTTTTACGGTGGGGTCCGGGCGCGGACCCTGGGCGTAACAGCCCCCGCACTAGGGACTCTCCTCCGTCCCGGGCCCCACCACCTTTTACCGCAGCACCCATTTCCCTCGACTTCCTCAAAGAACTGACTATGAACAACAGAACCCTGCTGCTGGACCACGGCTCCCACATCTGCGTGAGCGCATACTCGGACAAGGATCGACTGGAGGCATTGCGCCCGGCGGTCTATGAGATCGTCCTCACCGATACCGGTGTCAAGCTGTTCACCCTGCAGGACAAGTTCTTGGTGTCTGAACGCAAGTTCGGTGACCACAACGAATTCCGCAAAGTCCTTACCGAGGACTACGATCGCGTTGGACCGTCCGTCGGCGTTATCCTGATCGGCATCAAGGGTAGCGGTAAGACCATGCTGGCCGAAGACGTGTGCAACCACTACCTGAAGCTGGGTCTGCCGGTGTTCCGCGTCAACACCATCCTGCCGTTGAGTGTGCTGGAGCTGGTGTCGGCCGCTGCCGGTCCGGCTGTGTGGTACTTCGATGAGTTCGGTAAGGTCTACCGCGAAGACAAGGACAACAGCAACCGCGACGACCTGTTGGGCTTCTTCGGGAGCGCCTCGCGCCTGGGATCGCTCTATCTGGTCACGGCCAACCATGACAACGAACTGAGCAACTTCATGGTCCATCGCCCGGGTCGTTTTCGCTACTCCTTCAGCTTCCACACCCCGAACCTGGAGCAGCTCGACGAAGTGTTCAATCACTACATGGTCGATGAAGAGCTGCGTCCGATGCTTCGTGCCTGGGTGAGTCAGAACGATGTCAGCTACGATGTGCTGTGCAGTGTACTGCCGGTCATTCGCGGTTGCAAGACCCGCAAGGAAGTGTACGACAAGGCGAGGATCTTCAACATCCCCAGCTTCCCGAACTTCGGCATCACGCACTTCAACACCGTGGACTCGCTGTACATGGATCGTTCGGCCGCTGATTTCATCAACCAGTCGAGCCCCATCCTCGGTTACGTCTGGAACAAGGCTTCGGGGGAAATCGCCTACCGCATCCGCGTGAATGTCCCGACCGAAACCGGCCAGCAGATGCGCGCAGAAATGCGTCGACTGAAGTTTGTGGACTTGGAGAAATATCAGGTCCCGTCCGAATTTGCCAACGTGGCCGAGTATGGCACGGTCAAGTACGAGTTCCCGGATGAGTCTGGTCTCATGTTGACCATGTCGATGGGCTGGTCCTGCCGTAGCTTCGAGGCAGCGACTACCGCAGAACATGCGATCACTCGCATGGAGCGCATCCAGGCAACGAACGAAGGTAAGGATCTGTCCGCTGAACCGCCGGGTCCACGTGGCATGGGTACGTACAGCGAACGCCCCGGTCGTACGTTCGCCCAACACGGCGGGCAAGGCTGGTAAGTAACTGGGCAATTCCGCCCATCTCTACAACGAGGTATCTCATGAAACTGCGTCATCTGCTGTCCCTGTCTGCACTGGTGCTGGTTCTGGCCGGTTGCCCGTCCACCAATCCGCCCCCGTCTGCCGACGTCCAGGCAGCTGCATCGCAGCCGCTGGTGGACCCGACCATCCCGGACGTTCCCGACGAACCGGACGTGTTGGTCCCGCCGCCGGATTCGGCTGAGTACCTCCAGCGCCTGAACAAGTTCGAACAGGCCTACGCGGTGCAGAACATCGATGCCTACGAGTACAGTCCGGACTTCGAGTCCAAGTACGACGGCAAGTACCCGTTCTTCCGTACGCTGGACTGCCAGATCGACAATGGGCAGACCGGGGTGTGGTGCACCTTCGAAGCACAGGAACATGAAATCACCGAAGCCGAACTGGCCACGTGGATTCCCTACCTGTCCAACCACGACGTACTCGACCCGACCCTGCGTTGCACCACCGTCTGCCTGAACGGCCAAGGCGTGCTGGTGGGTGCGGTCCAGCCGGAAATGCTGGAATGGCGCAAGCAGTTCTGCCCGGTCGAGCCTGACCACGCCTTCTGTCGCGGTCAGTCGTAAGTTTGCAGCCGGCCAAGGACGGCCACCCTTCTTCTTTCGATCCATCCCTACTCCTCAAACAACCAAGGATCTTTCCCATGCCGTTCCATCCCAACCGTACTGGCATCGACTGCGTCGATAGTCTTATCACCGAAGTCGGTGTCTGCTTCGGTGAGCTGCGCGGCAAATTCGCCGATCGCCTGAACCTGTCGGCGGAGACCACCAGCGTCGGTGATGAACATGAGCTGACCGTCATCTATACCGCCCCCGAACAGGACCCGGTCAAAGTGGTCGTGAGGTTCACTGCGAAGGAAACTGCCAAACTGATTGGCCGTTGGGGCCTGGTGAACGCCTTCCTGATCGAGGTCGCCGGAACCGTGATCGTCGATTGGTTCTTCAACAGCCAAGACCTCCTCTTCAACTTCAACGAGGAAACGCAGCAGGCGATGGTGAACATGGATCGGCATTTGTCCAGCGTCGATGTCGATCTGACGTACGAGGAAGAAGTCCTCGACAAAACCCCCAAGACGCCGCAGGTGTTCGCAAGCCCGTCGCCGGACCCCGTCCCGCACGTCAATGTCACCATCCACCTCAACGACCAGCTGTACGGCACGGCGTCGGAAGTGGGCCAAGTCGTGGCAGTGCTGGAGAAGGCTTTGCAGGAACATCTTGCGGCCAATCCCCATCCGATCAATCGCGAGAAGAGCCAGGTTGTTGTCAACGTGGTTCATCCCGAGAGCGGCGTCGGCGGGTCCATCGATACCTATCGCCAGATGCTCCGCGAAGGACTGATCGACATGCGCCCGTTGCGCGTGAGCCTCAACGTCCACTGAACTGTAGTCGCCCACGGGCGACTGCCTTTCGCTTCCTCCTTTCCCTTTCCTCTATCGTCCAAGGATTCAATCAACATGCACCCCGTCCACATCGACAATAATTCGACCGCCATCAATGAGCTGGCCGACGTCATCAAGCGCAACTTCGCCGATGCCATGCAGCAGGGCACCTTCGAACACGATGACCTCAAGGCCGTCCTGTCGCAGATCCCCACCCACAAGACGCTCACGGTCACCCTGACCAACGACGAGTTCGGTGTCGTGACCATCGGCATGATGGAAATGACCCATGATGCCAAGAACTACGACATCGAGAAGTTCCACATCCGTCACAACGAAGAGCTGGTCTACAGCTACGACCGCAATGAAAGTCCGGCGGTCATCAATCTGATCAACCAGACCTGCGGCTATCCGATGCTGGCTGAGATCATCCCGTTCTTCTACGATGTGGACCTGTCGAAGAACCAGGTACCGAAACCGCCGGTTGATGTCGTGGCACTGTTCAGCGACATGCAGGCCAATGCCGTGCGCATCTTGGACATCACCGTCCAGCGCAATGGTCGCAATCCGCTGGCGCGCCAGCTGAACATCGAAGAAAGCGAGCTGTGGACCACCTTCGGCGATGGCATGTACTGGTACGAGGAGCCGGCCACCGGTGCGATCTACTACGCCGTGCTGTTCGTCCTGCCGGCTAAGCACGACGTGCCGGCCGGTAATCCGGAAAACGATCGCCTGGCGTTCTTCTTCAAGTATGTCGATCGCAAGCTGACGCTGGCCGAGATCCGTGTCAACGGTGACGACATCGCCAACGCTGCCGGCAGCTTCAGCGGCTGGATCTTCAGCAACGAAGAGCTGGTCACCGCCTTCTACGAGCGCAGTGAAGAAATGCGTGCGGACATCGAAGGCGGCGATCCGTGGCCGGACGCCAAGCCGGTGCGCGTGACCATCGAATCCGATGACCCGCATCAGGCGGCCATGCTCACCGCGCTGTTGCGTGAAGCCATCCTGTTGCGCGACATGCGCATGACCGAGGGTCAGCGTGAGCGGATCTCGGCTGGCGGTCGTCACGGCATGGAGATCCAGGTGCCCGAGCTGTACCGCGAGATCTTCAACACCGAATACGCCCAGAAAGAGCAGACGACCTTGGACCAGGGTCTCGTCGACGTGCGGCCGCTGTTGGTGCAGATCCGCGTCAAGTAATTCCCTTTGGCCAAGGATGGCCTCTCCTGCAACACCCTCGTAACACACCTACCCTCAATCAGAGAAAACGAGACACCCATGGCCAAGTCCACCAAGATCACCCGTCACCATCCGGTCAACGCACTGCTGGGCGATGCCCTGCGCTGTGTGCGCAAGGTGCGTGAATTCCTGAAACCGAACATGGTACTCACCTACCGCGACGTGGAAAAGCTGCGCAAGGTGAGCAACGAAATCACCAAGACCCGCAACCTGGCGATTTATCGCGCACGCCAGGCCGGGTTCACGGTGAAGGAGGTGGCTGAGATGTTCGAGTTGACCGCAGCACGGGTCAGCCAGATCATCAAGGCACACCCCCACAGCGCCTCCCGCAAGGGAGAGTGATCCACTGGGCCTAGGAATGGGCCCTTTACCAAAGCAGGAAATCTGATGAAGAGCTACGTCTCCTACGTTGGTCCCACGAGCATGATGGCGGTCGGTAACGACCCCAGTTCGACGGGGCACGCAATCGGTCTTTACTTCACCCTCCCGGCTCCGGTCGAGGAAGGCGAAGATCCGGCACCGCCGGCCTTCTGTGGCGTGAACTACGTCCTGGGCGGTGATGGCCTGATGGTCGATGAAGTGTTGCAGAGTCTGCTGGCCAAACTGATCAGCCTGGAGGGTCCGTACATCGACCCGGCAGTGGTGCTCGGTATGGACCAGGACTTCTACGACCAACTGGCTTCGCAGGATCTGTCGGTGAGTGATGCCGGCCTGACCCGTGCGTTCTTCGGCCTGCCGACCCATGTGGTCGACGGCAAGCTGGTCTTCGATACTGAATCTGAAGCTTGGGCCGCACTGCTCGAGAACAATCAGATCGAACTCACCCGCGCGCCGTAAAGCAACACCGGCCCGGTTACTTCGGTAGCCGGGCCTCCTTCCCCCATTTAGTCATTTCTCCTTTCCTCTACCTACAAGGTGACTACCATGCAACTGACCATCTCCCGCCCGACCCGTTCCATTGGCCGTTTCTTCTCCAGCCTCTTCGCTCCGGAACGCGACAACCTGGTGCTGCGCAATGAGCGCCACCTGGAAGTCTCCCGTCGCCTGTACAAGTGCTCCGAGCTGGCTCACAAGCCGGTTTGGGAACTGCTGGCCAGCGATCCCCATTTCCATGCCGCCCTGCCGGTGGCTAACGTCCCGTACCTGATGCGTGTGGTCATCACCGCCGATGAGGTGCGTGCCAACTTCTACCGCTGCGAGATGGAACCGATCGGTGAGCCGGTCTACGACGTGCGCTGGCGCAACAATGGCGAGCTGGGCTTCATGGTCGGCCCCAACGACAAGGTCGAGCCGCTGGTCCGCGATCGTCGCGGCCTGTACGTGGACCTGTACGAGCCGGAGATCAGCTACCGTCGTTTCCTGACGGTGGAGGAGATCGCCCAGGTCGCCACGTTCACCCAGTCCCAACTCCTCACCTTCGACAAGGCCTGAATCATGTCCAGTTCCTATATCAAGCGTCGTCCTTTCCACATTGTGGTCCGCGGTACCCGTAACGGTAAAGTTGTGGCCCGCACCCGTCTGCGCGGCTACGTCAAAGCAAGTGCCACGCGCGAGTTCGAAAGGCTGTGCCGGCTGGCGCAAAACGTGGATGCATTCAAAACCACCTCGAAGTACGGTCCGGTTCGCATCGAACTGTACGAGGGTCCGTCGTCGGCGCGTCACAACAAGCGACTGATCGCCATGGCCGGTGACTTCGGAGCGCCGAAGATCGTGGACTATCTGGGTCTGCTCCGTCCGAAGTCCGACATGCACGTTGCGGACATTCTGCCGGGTCTGGAGAATGGCGTTCTGGGCCTCGATCCGCGCAACGCTGAATTCGATGGTTCGGTGTTGGACAATATCCCGTTCTTCGAACACGGGCGCGACTTCGACGGCGATGCGTTGAACAGTGGTCAAGACGACTTCACCATCGACGTCGGTGAAATCAGTCAGGCTGAACATCGCGAAGTGATTCGCAAGATGCTCACTGAAGACCCGGAGGGCCCGGCACCGAAACCCCGTCGCCCCCAGCCGATTCGACTGGCATCGGACTTCGAACTGGCCGCTTGGGCGGGCGCGCTCAGTGATGGCGTCAGCTCCTCGCGGAAGCAGATGTTCGCCGGACATATCGCCCAGCGTCTCGCGGTGCCGCTGACCCCGGGCGAGTTGAACGTCATTCAGGCCACGGGT